ATGCGCCCGTCGAGTCCGCCCACCGTAGTCTCCACGTTTTCGACGCGCGTGGACAGGTTCGCGACCTGGTTGCCGTAGTCCACCACCTTGTTGTTCGCGTCCAGCAAGGCCTTGTCAATCTTGCCCATCGCGCCGTTGTACTGGTCGCGAAGGTTGGGCTTGTCCGTGGAGACGTACAAATCCAGGTTGTAGTTAGGGGTGTATTCGGACGCCATTCCTATTCTCCTTTGAAGTACACGATGCCGTTCGCCGTCACCTTCGCGCCTGCAAGCTGGTGCACGGTCAGCGTCTTGTCCGTCTCCAGCGGGTTGAAATCGCCCGTCGCCCCTTCGAGCGCCGTGACGCGTGTTTCGAGCGCGTCCACTTCCCCCTGCGCCCTGGTCGCGGCGGCCTGCGCATTGCTCGCAGCGGTGCTTGCATTCGCCGCCGCCGTCTCGTTGGACTTGATGTGCGTGTCGATCGACGCGACGGCTGCGTTGTATTGGTTAGTGAGGTCGGGCGAATCGGTCGCCTCGTAAGTCGGGAAGTTGTAGTTGGTAGTCTGACCCATTTTAGTCTCCTTTCACGAAGTACCCGTCTTTGACCTCGCCTTGGGCGAGAATCTGGCATGTAATCCTGCCGTCGAGCGGCTTTTTATCCTCGTACACGACGCCTAGCGGTCGGAACTTCTCTCCCAGCAGGTAGCCGCTGAAGACGGCCAGGCCGCGCACGTTCAGCCCGCATTCCGACAGCTGCGCCACGTCCATGTCAAGCTCGGCGAGCGTATCGACGTCTATGGCGTGCACGGTGAGGTCGTTGAAAATGTCCCTCATAGTGTTCGTGTTTCCGTAGAACTTGCCCAGCACGACGTTCCACAGCATCATGCCCTTCTGCGTCTCCTCTATGAGCTTGAGCAGCGCGTTCACCGCGTCCTTCACTTCCGCGTCCGTGTACTCGCGCATGTCGGCGGTCTGCGCGTCCTGGTCTTTCTTCAGCCATTCGAGAAAATCGGCGAATTGAGACGTATGCACGAAACCGGTGTCTATCTCCTTTATCCGCCCCATTATGCAGGCAATCTGCTGCGCGATGGAAAGCGATTCGTCGTACACCAACGGGGTCGTAATCTGGTTGCACGTCGCGCCCGTTCCCAAGTACGGATAGTATACGCCCATCTTACCTCCTTTACAACGCGTTCCAATAGTCCGTGTATATTCCCATGAACAGCCCGTTCAAATCCTCTATGACCATCATGTCGATGTTGAGGAACGTGTCGCGGAACTGCTGCAAGGCCTGCGACCCTGTGATTCCCGTCAGGCCGCTCACCCTGGTGACGTACCGTTCCGTGGAGTCGGCTCCCGACGTGGTCGAATCCTTCGCCGCGCTCGCGGTGGACGTGGTGCTGTTTGCCTTGGTCTCGCTCTTGGAGTCCGTGATGTTGGTCGCGTAATCCTCCCTGCCTGACAGCTGCATCTGGGGGGTGGCGCTCACAAGCGTCCGCGCATCGCTCTCGGTCTTGTTCGAGGTCGAACCCTCGGCGTTCTCGGTGCGTTCGTAATCCCTCGTCTGCCGCGATTCCCCGCTCGATTCGCCCGATGTGTCCATGCGGTGATTCGCCATGGGGTCGAATTCGAGCAGCGCGCTTTCGTACAGCTGGTTGTAGAACGGCATTATCTCGTTCATCCGCCTGTTGAGAAAGCGCTTGAACATCTGCGGGGTCTCGAACCCAATCTCGCGGAACCAATAGTGCTCGATGATTTTGGCGTTCAGACCCTGCCTATAATCCTCGTCGAAAATCGGGTACGCGTCAAGACCCAAATCGAAGCCGTTCTCGACGAGGGAACCCAGCTCGACCGTGAACACCGCGCCGCGATGGTAGGGAAGCTCGCAGCTTCCGTCCTCGTACACGCTCACATTCCGCTCCCTTCCTTCTGAATCTCGGGATCGACCATGAGAAGGGTGTTCATGTTGTCCGTGGACACGTCCTTGTTCATGTCGCACCACACGTCCAGGCCGTATTTGCGGTTAATCTCCTTGCATGCTTCGCGCCTGCAATTGAGCCTGATAAGGCGGTTGGCTTCTATCTGCCCGTTGTTGGCCTCCACCTCCGCGCTCTGCACGCGCTCCGCCTTGCTCACGTTCGTGTTCTCGATGCCGAAGTACGTCATGACCTCGCTCCACACGGTCTGCTTCGCCTTGAGCAAATCGGGCGCGATGAATGGCGCGCCGGGGGACAGGTAGTTCATCTGCGACGGGTCGAAGATTCCGTCCGCGCCCACGATGACAGGCTCGTTGCCCGCGTACTGCTTAATCATGTTCTGCACGGTGAGCCGCTGCGATTCCGGCACCGTGATGAACACGGGCATCTTCTGCGTCATGAGGTTCACGTCGATGGTGCGGTCTATGTCCGCAAGGCGGCGGGCATAAATCTTCATTGCGTTTATGTCGGGACGGCGGAGGTAGTTGTTCCAAATCGGAACGCAATCGGCGGCTTTGAGATTGCGATGGAACCCGTCCGCGCCGTATGCGATATACGACAGCGGATTCTGGTACATGTTAATCTGCCCCGACGGTGCGCCCATGGTGGCGAAGAACGCGTCATACTCCTCGTCTCTGAAGAATACGCTCATGCCCCTGTTGAAAAGCGTCAGCTCTAGAAAGCGCTGGTCTATCTCTGCGGGAAGGTTCTCCCAACGATAGATAGCGCATGCCATCTGTTCGAGCAACTCGTAGTACATGCGATATTGCAGGTTGTTCATCTCGGCGGACTGCCAGATATTCCTGCCCTTCTTCCTGCCCATCAGTACCTCACCCCTTCCAGCGGCTCGTTATCGTCCAGCTCGATGTTGTTTATCATGGACGGAGAAGACCACACCGTGACGCCCTTCTCCAGAATGCCGCGAATCGCCTGCTTGAACGTCTCGGGCATCGTGGCGTTAATCTGCACCTGCTGCATCTTCCAATACGTGAAGTTCTCCATGCACCGCAAATCCTGCGGAGGTCGAACCCATCGGTTGACATAATAGCCGTACCGAAGCCAGAAATCGCCGATTTGGCGCATCGCGCCAGGCTTGATGCGCTTCCATTTGAGATAGATGCCGCAGAACCCGTTGGCGATGTTGAACATGTCGCCGCCGTTCTGTCCCGCAGTGGTAGGCTGCGTGAGCTTGGCATCCTGCACCTTCGCCTGAATCCCCGCGATTGCGTTCTCGTAATCGCCCTTCGCCGCGAACGCCGCATAGTCGTAATTCGTATCCCTGTTGTAGCCTTGCAGCGCGACGTTGTTCTGCGTGGTCGCGGTGGCTGCGCCGACCTGTGCGGATGTGGTCATGTTAATCCAGTCATGGTTGAGAGCCGTGTTCGCGACCGCCAAACCCGTGTTGGCCAGACCCGCTACGCCCCCGCCTATATCGCCGCTCGCAAAACTGCCTATCGCCCCGACGCCAGACGATATGCCCGTCTGCAAGCCGTTCCATAGGTTCTTGTCCTGCGAAATCTCGTTGAGCTTCCAGTTCGCGGCGTTTGCAATCTCCTGGTTCGCAAGGGCGTTGTTCATTCCCGCCGTGGACTGGTCGAATGCCAACCGCGCCCCCGCCATGGCCTTCTGCTGGCTCCAATCGGCGGACGCGAATTGGTACGCGCGAGAGTTGTTGGTAGATGCCATATAGTACAGGTACATGTTGTTCACGATAGCTACCTGCGGAAAGTTGGCAATCGTCAGGCACATGTCCAGACCTTCGCCGCCTGGAAGACGGCGGGTGATGGCTCCTGGCGGATGAAACGGCGGATAGTACGTCACGTCCAGACCCGTATCGCCTGCGCCGGCGTTGTACGAATCGGGGTACACGCATATGCGCGTGTCGGGAGGGAGAACTACGCTCTCCGCACGGAGCGTGAGCGTATCGTCCGTCACGCCGATGCACTCGGGCTTGAGAATTATCTCGCCGCCTGACGAATACGTAAGCTCATAGCATGTGTACGGGTACGTGAAGAACTTCTTAAGGTTGCGGTATCTTTCAGGCAGCCAGAACGCAGTCCTCGCGTTGTGGAACTCGAATTTCTGCGTATCGAGAACCTTGCTGGACAGGGGATAAAGAATTTCTCTGTCAAGCCCGTCGCCTATCTCGATATAATGCTCCTTGTCGTATGACACGAATCTTTCAGGCACGTATGTTATCGAATTGATGCATTGTGAAATCCATGGTTTGTCCGATAGCTTGTGAAACAGGTTCGTCGGCGATTCTGTCACGTATAAGCTGCAACCCGTCGGTATGCCGTTCGACACTGCTCCTTCGGATGTGACAAGCGACGGTTTGGAAACAGTCCCCAAATCACCGTCCAATTTTGCCGAAGACATTATGACGGCAACAATGTCCCCTTTTTCCTTCTGGAACGATTCGAACGCCTGGGCGCATACTTCATACTCCCCGCCTATATCCAAACCCTCGGGTTCGAGAAGGTACTCCGATAGGTTGTCAAGCGTCGCGTTCTCGTTGGCGATGCCGATGTGACCCTTGTTGACGTAGCAGAGGCCGAAAGATATGCGGTCGTAATACGTCTGCCACACGTCGAGCTGCACGTTGAGCTGCGTGGTGTTAGGCGCGATGTACTTGATGTCCGTGATGAAATAATAGAACGTGTCGGGCTTCCGCTCGGGAACCCCGTAGCCCGATGCCGTGGAAGGCACGGGCTGCACGGGATTGCGAACGATTAGGTAGTTGCATTGGTTGACCATAGAGAACGGTGCGTTGACGCGCACGGGTTCGCCGTAGCGAAGATACGTCATGCCGCCGATGGTGAAGCTGTACCCGTATTGGCGGACTTCGTCGAAGTAGCGCTTGCGCAACTCTTCGCTCTCGAACCTGACTATGTCGCGGTAGCTGGCATCCCAAGGAACGGTGGCGCACGTCACTTCCGTGTTCGGAGTCCATACGGAGTAGTCGAACTGATTCTCGTACTTGTAGATGTTCTCGGGAAGCTCGGGAAATTCATGCGCCATTTCTAATCCTCCTTATTCGGCCACCTTGCCGATGCCGACATTGAGCGTGCCGCTCTTGTACTGCTGCTCGCCAATCGCGACGGTCGGGTCGATGTACGTGCTGGTCGCTGTAACGGTAATCTTCTCGTTCTGCTCGTCTGCGGACACGTGGACAACGCCTTCAGCGTCCACGAACGTGCCGATGGACAGCGGCTTGGTCGCTGCGGTGATGCCCCACGTCACGCCCTGCGGAACGCTGTACCCAGGCGTTTCAGGGGTCACGGTGCCAGCCACGGTCGCTTCCAGTCGAGTGCGTGCGCCCTTGGTCGCAAACGTGGGGGTCGTGCCGTCCTTCCCCGCCGCGAACGCCACGGTGACGCCAGTGGTCTTGACGGACGGAACCTGGACGGAGCTGCCCGCTTCGGTGGTGAACATGACGGCGTTCACGAATCGGGACACGGAGTAGATGCCATGGTGGTGCAGCCAGTAGTTCCACGAAATCGCCTTAGGATTGCGGATGCTCTCGAAGTCAATGAGCGTGTCCGCGCACATGAAGAAATCCTTGTCGCAGAGAATGGCCTGACAGCCGTCGATGCCGAAATCGTCCACGAGAATGACGCGTGCGCGAACGTCCGCCGCAGACGCGTTGAATGCGAACGCGAGCACGTTCACATCGAGCATCGCTTCGAAGTCGGGCGTCACGAACAGAACCAGGTCATCGACGTTGGTGAAGGTCGGAACGCCCGCCGCGTTGTAGTTGCCCGACATGAACTTCAGCTTGCCAATCATGCCGCGCACGGCTTCGGTGACGGCCATGGCCTTGTCCTGCTTCTCGGCGCGGGTGGTCGCGCTGGATGCGTCAGGCACCTGGATTTTGTGGAACCCGTCGATGCGGTCGTATTCCGCAAACAGGTTGCGCATGATAAGGTACTCGTCCCAGTAGTCTGACGTGTACGGAGTTTCCATGATACGCCCGACCAAATCCTGCAAGCCGTAATCGTTCAAGAACGCGCGGCGCAACAGCATGTCGTTGACGGTCAGTTCGTAGTAGTCCTGGCGGTTGATGGAATGGAAGTTGCTCATCACGTCGGGAGGGCTGCACTTGAAAACGTCATCGTAGCACTTGTTAGGGTCGTAACGCTTCGCCTGAAGAAGCGTGGTGGCAAGCTCCTCGATGGTCTCGCCGTATTGCATCATGCCGCGCTTGAACTCCGCCAGCGGGTTCGACCAGACCTTCGACTTGATTACCACGTCGCCGATGCGGTTCACGAGCGCGTCGATGAACTCATTCATCATCGGGCGGTATTCGAGCAGGTGATTCACGGTGTCGGTGATGTCTCCCTGCGTCGCCGCTGGAATGCGCTGCTGGTACGCCAGCGACGCGTCCGTTCGGATTGCGTTTAGAATCTGCGCGTTGGTCGCGTTCAGGGTCTTTACTGTCTTGACGGCCATTAGTCCTCCTTTTCGTCAGTGAACAGGTTGTCGATATGGTACACGGTTCCGTCATCGTCCACATCCTCCATGACAACGCCGTCCCCGTCGTTGCCTGCGGGTACCTGCATGAGCAAATCGTAGTTGCGCGCTTTGAGGGACTGAATCTCCTCGGTCATGCGCTTCTCGCCTTCGGCGTACTCGTTGATGCGGGCTTCCGCGCCATTGCGGTATTCCTCGTGCATGCTCTCGTTCCCGTTGATTGCATCGGACACTTCCGCATAGTCCGATTCGTCCAGCTTTTCGGCCAAGAAGTCGATAACGTCCTTGAACTCCATAAATATCCTCCTATATGCGAACGCCCGCACACGTACTGTAGAACATGTGCGGGCTAGGGTGTCCAGTGACATTACCGTTCCCGAAGCGCTCGATTCCCCAATCGCAGTACGCGAACGGGTGGTTTCACCCAGGGCAATCCCGCTCGGTCTGTACGCTCCAGACGGAAGGGGTGTCACCGTGCCTTATAAGTTACGATTCGGCGGTACATTTATCAATCGCCAAGAATCACCTCCATGAAATCAACACTTTCGTAGTATTCGCGGACGAATCGCTTGACGCACATGCGAAGCAGCTGCGAAACGGTGATGCCCTCCGCATCGGCTATCTCCTTCATGACCTCGTACAAATCGTCTTCGAAGCGAAAGCTTCTCTCTATCATCGCGTACCTCCTATGTCAATGTGAAATCCGTGCGTTCGAGCACGATTCCGCCTTTGCAGTGCCGAGGGCGCAGCTTCCCATGCACCGCCAGCCCCCGCTTGAAGTTGTCGAACGTCACATGCCCTTTCAGCTCGTCGGGCATTCCCGCGCATTTTATATCGTCATGCTCCTCGACATCAACCATCGTGTACTCGCCTTCTACCATGGCTCCAACCTGGTTGATACGCTCCATATACGTCTTGGCTCTCACGTACTTGGCTTCGACGAAGTTGGATTCGTGCTTCCACGCGCCGAGATTCGTCGGATGAACCTCGATGCCCTCTATGCCCAGCGGTTCTGTGCCTAGAACATGCACGCTGTCGGTGTCCGCGTACATGAAGCGTGGATAAAGAGCCTGCGCCGTGGTAATGGTCTTGTACCTCGCCCATGCCGTGATGAAGCACCCCATCGGGGTATACACTGGGTCACGCGTCTCCTTGTCCCCCAGCTTATACCCAACGGAGCCGTCATCGCGAAGATACGGTATCTTCGGAGTCACGTCGGGGTTCGTCGCGAACTTGCCGTAGAGCGAATTGAGCATGAGCTTCGCAAGCTGGCGCAAACCGCCCGTGGTCGTGGCCTTGATGTGCATCCAATGGTCGATGTACTTGCAAAACAACCCCGTGGCTTGCTCGAACATGAACCCGCCGTTATAGCTGAAAACCGTCACGTCATAATGTTCCAATAAAATATCGAGGTCAATGTTCGTCAACGCAAGCTCGACGGTGCCTTTCGTATCGAGGACGTATTCATGCTCCGAATAAAACGGGTTGTTCTTGATTTGCAGAGTGGGGAGAAACCCTTCCTTGAGTTTGCAATGGCATGTGATGAATTGAATGTACAACGGATATTGCGCGTTGGGAGTGTACTCGCCGTTGAAGAAAATCGGTTCGCCGATAGGCAACGGTCTATGGTACATTACATCGGGGTATAGGCTGTTCACGTCGTATACGCTGCCTGCTCCTACCGTTCTGTCGGGGTGCGCATCATCGGCCTGGAACCTCGGGTCTGCGTACGTCCACCCTCCACGATACGCCATGCGCACCATCGAGTCCACACCAAGCGATAGCTTGGGGAACCAATCGTCCCACTTCTTCCCTATGCCGTCTCGGTACCAATTGAGCGCATCGCTTCCAATGGTCAGATGCGTAAGCCCTTCGTTAAACTGCCTATCGAGCGCCATTGCGACGATTTGCACGTCGTTCTTGATGTACTCACGCTCCTCGTCGGTCAGCTCGTGGCCTGGAGGGCGGTATTCCTCATAGTCGATGGAAAGTTTCGATATGGGGAGGTCGAAAGCTTTCGCCACCTGCTCGACGCGCATGGGGAGTTTCTTCAAACTGTCCTTGTACACTGCTTTTTTCTGCTTCTTCTTGCCCTTCTTCTCAAAGCATACTTCCATCTGGTAGAATTTGCCCATAGCCGATATTAAGGTTCTAAACGTTTTAGTCCGTGGGGAATCGCTGTACTCGAAACCGTTATGCATCATGTACGATAGAATAAACTCACAATCGAACGCAGCATTGTGGAAATAGTATGTACCGCCGTTTTCTTTACAAAACTCCATGAAACTCTCTATGTCTATGCCGTACGAAATCTCCTCAGGATTGCCCACCACGCAGACGCACCATGCCCAAACTCTGCAATCGTCGGGGGAAACGGTGGTCTCGAAATCCGCCGCATAGTCCATAGCCTAGCCGCCGTAAACGTCTTGGTACAGGGCGTGCGCCTTTTCCTTGGCCTGACTCTTCAACGGTGCATATACCTTGACCCTTGCCTTGGACTTCTTGCCCTTGCGCCCTTCCTTGGTCTTGCGCCCCTTCGTCTCCCACGTATTGACTGCTGCGGGGAACTGCAAGCGTACCTGCTCGATCGTATCTATCATATGCTGAACTTGCGCATCGTGCTCCATAGCGTCTATATCGGTGCCTAAAGTAAGCTCGACGTTAGTACTCATATAACGGTAATAGAGTGGGACGAAATTCGTAAAGTTCTGCAATGCAAATAGCTGCTCATTCGATAGCTTGCGTATCATTTTGGGGATGCGGGGGTCATTGAACTCGGACGCGTGCGCAAGTAGATTCTTGCGCAACGCACGCGTTCTTTCTTTCTGATAAGACGGGGATAACTCTTTCCTCATTATCGCGCTTCGTTTCTCGATGTCTTTCACGCCGCGCAATCTCTCGGCGGGCGTTTCGCGGTACGCCGCCGCGCCGCCGAACGCCATGCCCTTCAGCCGCGCGGCTAAACTACGCTCCGCAATGGTGGTTTCCGATGCGCCTTCCGCCGTGATAAACGGCTGATTGCCGTACGTGTCCCACCATTTCGCATGTGCCGCGTTGTACTTTTTTTCGAGCCGCCGAAAGTCCCTATAAGTTTCGTACGGTATGGGCGTGCCGTCATATCCTGCAACATAGCGTGTCTGACGCGAAACAAAACGCTCAAGTTCTTTCGCGTACCGTTTCAGCGCCCAGGTATCGGATGCGTCAACTTCGCGAAACGGCGTGATGCCGCCCGTGCGGACGCCCTTGCCTTGCAAGCGCTTTATCTTTCGGCGTGCGCGGCGTTCCGCATCGGCAACCGCCGCCCTAGCCCTATCATTTGCTTTCGTCATAACTCACCGCCCTAACAAAACGGGCGGGCATAGCGCCCGCCCGTTGATAACATTGCCGTCGTTAAAATTATCGGGGTACTTCAAGAGTGGTGAATTTGTAGCCGTTTCGTCCCTGTTTTTTTGACGGAACAAGGGTAATCGAAGGATACCACGGCGGCATGCCCACGATGCACATGAGGTTGCGCACGGCGGTTTGCACGCCGTTGCTCATGCAGCCGTACGCCTTGCCGTCATCGTCGATAAGCACGATGCGGAGCGCGTCGCGCGTATCGCCGTCTTCGTCCTCCACATCGACGGATTGAATGACCACGTTTGCCACGTCGATAGGCGTGCCGATATAATCATCGAGGGATTCGGCGTTTGATACGGCGGCGTACACCGCCAAACGTTCATCCTGCGTCTCGGCTGCAAGGCTGCAATACATGCCGCCGCGCTCGATGCCGAATGGATTGTTGACGGTTGCGATAGCATTGTTTTCCATGCCATATCCTCTCTTTCATGGCGGGCGGCACTCCACCCGCCGTTACAACTGTACTAGTCTTCGTCGGCTTCCGCGTCGATGCCATCGACGGGCTCGGCAAGCTCACGAAACTTGTCGAAAGTCATGCGGTACGTGGTAGTGCGCTCATCGACGCACGCGGCCATGAAAGACGGCTCGGACTTGCGCACGATAGCTTGCGCGGATGCAAGGCCGACGCGTCGATCAATGATTACGTCGTATGCGACGGGTTGACCGTCTTTCAGAACGAAACCGTGTACGATAGTCTCGGTATAAGTCTTCTGCAGATAATTACGTGCCATGATAGGCTCCCTTCTGTCAGGTGTTTCCGTCAACACCAATTATACACTGACTAGTATCATTTCCCACTTGCATGTATGCCTACATGCATTCTACACATTCGACGCTAACGCCCCGTCATCTCTTCGAGGGTATCGCGTATGGATCGAAGCAAATCCCTTGCGCCCGTGATGCGCGATTTAGTCAATACTGCGTCGATGGATGCCGATATATCGTCCACGATGCAGCATATCTCATCGTATTGCGTCTCATACGCCGTTAAATCGCTATCGATCAACTCCCGCGCCGCAATGACGTTCTCTTCGCAATTAAGCAGCGCAGCGAAATCGTCTATGCGGTGGCTCGGCACGCCGTGGCGTGATAAGTAGTCCCTTGCATCGTCGGTGCCAAAAATGCATGTGCCGTCTTCGCATACTATCATGCTAATCCCTCCCGTTAAACCGTCTCATATGCTTTAACATACTGCAGCACGACGCGCTTGCGCAATTTATGATTAGCAGTCCATGCATTGTCGATGCGGTACGTTTCGCCATGCGCAATGACATATGCCGCACTACCAACCCAAACGACATGCACGCCGTCGTACACGTCCTGCAAATCAGGCCATGCCGTCGTATTAGCAAATATCGTTGCGTACTCCATCCATGCATCGCGTGCCGTGTCGATATGCTGCATATCGAGATACATGGCATAAATCTGCTTCGGCGTGATATGGCACACCATAGGACGCCCGTTTTCAGGATTGTCGAATTCAAATTGCGCCGTAAACATATAGGTGTTTGCGGACGTGACGCAAAGATGGCGTCCATCGAGCACGCTGCATAAACTTTCGCAATGCTCCCATACACGCGCTTTCGCGACGCTATATCTCCCGTACACTTCATCAAGTTTATTTCCCCTACTACTGCCAACGTAACCGCACTTTTGATCGTAGACTTCAACATAGCTAGGTATAGTTTTAGCTGTCATTTCTTTTTCCTCCAGACGTGTTATGTGATGTCCGTTCCGTCTTTCGACACTGCATATACTACAGACACGTACCTAACATGTCAACACATTTACGTACATTATTTTATTTAATTTTAGTTGCATAATCCACTTGCACCACATATACAAGCATGCTACAATATAGGCGTACCTTGAAAGATAATCAATCGATCCCTTCCCTTCCGAGTACGCCCCGATAGAGCCGATGGGGAGTGGGCGGAGGGGAGGGGGGCAT